TACAAGACCCTGCAGGGTATGTACAACGCCGAGGTTCCCCGGCTTCACGCTGATAGGCGTGAGCTTACCAACCGTGTTCAGCAGCTTGAACAGTTGATCGCTTCGATGAATGCCGCGCCTGTGAAGCCACAGGCTCCCATGGAAAAGCTCGTTACCGCGCAAGACGTGGAAGATTACGGCGACTCAATCGATGTAATGCGGAGAGTTTTCCGCGAGGAGATGTCCTCTAAGGACTCCGAGATCAACGAACTCAGGCATTTGGTGCGGCAGATGCAAGGCACCGTGGTCCCTCAGGTCCACCAGCTTTCGCGGAGCCATGCCGTGTCAGAGGAACAGCGGTTTTGGGCGGACCTACAGACGGCTGTACCTGACTGGCAGGACGTAAACACCAACCGCGACTTCCAGTCGTGGCTGTTGGAAGTCGATCCGCTCACGGGTATTCCGCGCCAGACCTATCTGGATGACGCTCAGCGTAGTCTGGATGTCCGTCGGGTGGCGAATTTCTTCTCCGCTTGGAAAGGGTTGTCTGGTGTACCGGATGCTCAGACTAATCGGACGGCTCAGCCTTCTCAGCTTGAGAAGCAGGTGGCCCCGGGGCGTGGACGCTCTGGGACATCTCGCGCCGCAGGCGAACCCAAGACATACTCCTCTGATGACATCAAAAACTTCTTCACTGATGTGCAGAAGGGGAAGTATAAAGGGCGGGAAGATGAGCGTGACCGCATCGAACGTGACATTTTCGCTGCACAGCGGGAAGGTCGCATAGTCACTGCATGATCCACAGGAGATAAATCATGTCCTACCCCGTATCGGGTGGCCGCCCCAACTACAGCGGCAACTTCATCCCCGAAATTTGGTCGGGTAAACTGATCGAGAATTTCTACGACGCCACCGTGCTGTCCGCGATCTCGAACACCGATTACGAAGGTGAAATCCGCTCTTTCGGTGATACGGTTAACATCCGTACCACCCCGGAAATCACCATTCGGGATTACGTCAAAGGTCAAACTCTGACCGTTGAAAACCCTGACAAGCCGAAGCTGCAGCTTGTCATCGACAAGGGCGAGTACTTCGCCTGCGTTGAGGACGATGTTGATCGCATCCAGTCGGATATCAACCTCATGGACACTTGGTCCAAAGACGCTTCTGAGCGTATGAAGATCAAGATCGACCAGCGCGTGTTGACCGATATGTTGCCCGACATTGCGGCCACCAACAAAGGTGCAACCGCAGGCGAGCAGTCGGCCTCGTTCAACCTTGGCACTACCGGCTCACCGCTGGTCGTCACCAAGGACGGTGCGTCCTCGACCACTGCTGTTGTCGATCTGCTTGTCGACATGGGCACTGTTCTGGACGAAGCAAACGTTCCTGAATCTGACCGCTATGTTGTTATTCCGGCGAAGCTGGCTAACCTCATCAAGAAGTCGGAACTCAAGGACGCATCGCTCTCTGGCGATGGCACTTCGGTCCTACGTAATGGGCGTCTCGGCATGATCGACCGTTTCACGGTCTACGTGTCGCACAACCTGAACGTATCGAGCGGTAAGTACAGCCTCATCGCTGGCCACAAGATGGGTTTCACCTTCGCGTCTCAGATGACCGAGATGGAAACCATCCGCTCCGAGTCGACCTTCGGCAACATCGTTCGCGGTCTGCAAGTCTACGGCTACAAAGTTGTGAAGCCGGAAGCTCTTGCTCAGGCCGTCATTTCGTTCTCGTAAGGAGGGATGACGCATGACTACTTACACTGACTCGCTGGGCTTCAACAAAGGCGTTGCCGCCTACCCCGCCAAGGGTATCGGTGCGGTCCTGAAGCTCGAAGTAGAACTCGACTTCGCAGCCATCACGGCAGCACGTGCTGCCGCTGGTGCCACTGCGTTAACGGGGGGTGACGTACTCGAGGTCATCCAGATTCCAGCTAAGACGCAAGTTCTGGCTGTCGGTCTGGACGTGACCACCGCCGAGGGCGGCACGCTGACTATCGACGTGGGCGACGGGGTTGACCCGGATGGCTTCCTCGATGGTGTGAACGCCAACACCGCAGCTGGCTACTCGTCCACGACGGTTACGCTGGTTGAAGGTGCCCCGAACACGCTATCCCCTGCCTTCGGGTTCGGTAAGTACTACGGTGCTGCCGACACTATCGACGTGACGACCGTGAACGCGGCGGATACGGCGGTGATGAAGGTCTGGGCCATCGTGGCTGACTGTAACTAATGGTGGGGGCTTCGGCCCCCACCCCCAACTCAGGAGGCTAAGATGGGTGTCTATCGCGGAGTAACGCAGGACAATGCCACTATTAACGGTGGTACGCTCTACAACGTGACGGTGACGGGCGGTACCCTTGCAGGTACGTTGACCGGTAACGTAGTTGCGACGGCTGGCTACATCCAGCTTCGCACGGCGACAGCGGCAAATATCGCGGCTATCGCTAATGCGGTGAACACGACTGGCAAGGTTGCCGGAACCGTCGTGTTCGATGTGACCAACAGCAAGCTCAAGGTTGCGACTGGCGCAAACGCCAACTCAACTTGGGTCGATGCTGATGGTACAAACGCCGTAACCCCGAGCTAATGAGCAGGCCCTTCGGGGCCTGCCTCACCTTACGAGAGGACCCCGCCCATGCCCATAAACCTAACGGGCTCAAATATCAGCGCGACGTTCGACCAACTCCTCCATGTCGACGATGGTCCTGCGGCGACGGAAAAAGTTGTCTACGGCGGTACTGGCGTGGCGACAGCCCTCAAGGTTGGTACGCAGTCCGTTTCTGTGGACAACATCCAGTTCGACGGCAACACCATTTCTTCGACGGACACCAATGGTGACATCGAGCTTACACCTAACGGCACAGGTGCCGTAACCACTGACAACTTGTCGTTCGATGGCAACACGATTGCCACGACGGACGCGAACGGGAATCTGATCCTCGCGCCGAACGGCACAGGCTCTGTCAATATCTCGAACATCAACGTCACCGGCGGCTCTATCAGCGGCGTGACGTTTACTGGTACCTTTAACGGTATCACCTCGATCACCGCGACCTCGTTCTTCACGGATACATTGGACGCGGGTCTTACGCTTGCAGGACAGGCACTGACGGCTGACGGTACAGATACCGACATCGACATCGACATCACGCCCAAGGGCACGGGCGAGGTGAACCTCCCAAAGGTGGACATCGACGGCGGAGCCATCGACGGGACAACCATTGGCGCGACGGCAGTTTCGACCATCCGTGGATCGACGGTACTTGCCACGCAGGGTGCGGGGTACGCTACCGGTGCCGGGGGCACGGTCACACAGCTTATCAGTCGCACGACCGGTGTGACGCTGAACCAAGCCTGTGGGGCGATCACACTCGTCGCCGGGTCACTCGCCGGACATGAGGCAGACGAGTTCACCCTAACCAACAGCGAGATTGCCGCGACAGATGTTGTGATCGTAAACATCAAGTCCGGCGCAGATGCCGCGACCCGGAAGTACTACACCATTGCTGTGACGAGCGTCAGCGCCGGGTCCTGCACAATCTCCATCGGGAACAACGACAACGGCACGCTTCCTGCGGCTGGCACCGACACGCTGGTGCTCAGCTTCGCCGTCATCAAGGGGGTCACAAGCTGATGGCTAAATCTCCGGCGTGGCAGCGCAAGGAAGGCAAAGACCCCAAGGGTGGTCTGAACGCGAAAGGGCGCGCATCGGCAAAGAAACAGGGTATGAACCTCAAGCCCCCCGCGCCGAACCCGAAGACCAAGGAGGACAAGGGCCGCCGCGCCAGCTTCTGCGCCCGGATGGAAGGGATGAAGAAGAAGCTGACCAGCGAGAAGACCAAGCGCGACCCGAACAGCCGGATAAACAAGTCTCTGAGAGCGTGGAAGTGCTGACATGGCAGACAAGAGCAGCCCCAAGCCCACCAACCCGGCCCTCTGGTCTCGCGTGAAAGCTGGGGCCAAGAAGAAGTTTGACGTGTACCCCTCTGCCTACGCCAATGCGTGGGCCTCGAAGGAGTACAAGAAGCGGGGCGGTGGCTGGCGTGGTCCGGACAACCGGGTGAAGAAATGAGCAAGGGCGGGTTGGGCAAATGGTTCGGGGAAAAGTGGGTCGATGTGAAGACCGGCAAGCCCTGCGGTCGCTCCGGTGGCGAGAAGTCCAGCCGCTCCTATCCGGCTTGTAGACCCGCCAAGGCCGCCGCTAAAATGACCGCCGCTGAAAAGCGGTCCATGGCCGCGAAGAAGACAAGTTCGACCCGCAAATCATGGCCGGTAACGCCATCTGGAAAGAGGAAGTCACAATGACCACCAAGTATCTGCGCAACAAAGTCGATGGGTTCATCTACGGGTGGAACCCGATCCTCGCCAAAAACCCGAAGTGCGTGGAAGTGACCGAGGAAGAAGCCTTCCCCGAGCGTTTCGTGAAACCTGAGCAGGTCGAAAAAGTCAAACAAAGGCGCGCCAAGACCAAGACCGCCGCCGTGGATTTCTCCACGCCCGAGGATCAGGTGGACGACGCGCCGCCCGCCACGTCGCCGGAGCTTTCGGCTGACGCATCGCAAGGTCTGCCCGGATGACACCAGCCGAGATCATCTCCGAAGTCCGCAGGCTTGTTGGCGACAGCCGTGCGCCGCAGCGTTATTCGGATGCGGAGCTTCTCGGCTTTGTCAACCAGACGCTCAAGCGCATGGCGGTCCTGCGGCCCGATCTGTTTGCCCATTATGGTGAGATCACGACCACGGCCAACACCGCTCTGCAGTCGCTCCCGACGGACGCGCTGCGCCTGATTGAAATCTATCAGGTGAAGAACGGCAACACCGTAACCGAGGTGAACCGGGAAACCATGGATCAGGGGTATCCGAACTGGGTGTCTGATCCGCCCGGGACGCCGTACAACTACATGCGGCATGTCCGCAACGCCAACAAATACTTCCTGTACCCGCGCCCAATCCCGGGTGTTGTGCTGCTCGGCGAGTATGCGAAGGTCCCTACGGATTACACCCTTGCCGAGGAGATCACGGTGCTGCCGGAGGCGTACTTCCCGTCCGTGGTCGACGGCGCGGTCTTCCTTGCCTCGTCGATTGACGACGAACACGTCAACTCGGGGCGCGCGAAGCTGTTCCTCGATTCATTCACCCAGAGCTTGGGCACCTCGTTGCAGGCCCGTGAGATCACGGACACCGAGATGGCCGGTATGCCCCGTGGAGGTGTTGTCTGATGGCCCGTCGTACGTTTGCCTCGCTCGCCGCCCGGATCAACCCCAGCGTTCCCGGCTGCTCACTGCCCCTGATCGTCCAGTACACCCGGAACGCGGCGCGCGTGACGTGCGAGCGGACGCTGGCATGGCGCTACGAGCAGCCTGCGTTCAGCTTGGTCCCGGGCACCTACCGCTACGATTACAACCTCCCGACCGACACGGACATCGCGGCGCTGCTGCACACCGCCCTGAACGAGAACGAGACGCTCGCCCCGATCGCATTGGAGACGGCGGCCAGACTGTTCCCCGGTTGGGTCCGGGCCTCTACGACGACGCAGGACATCGCCGATAACGGCAGCCAGCCCCGTTGCCTCACGCAGGTCGCACCGACGCAGTATCTCGTACTGCCGCCGCCCGATGCCGCCGAGACGTACACGCTGCGCATGATCTACGCGCTGAAGCCCACTCGCTCCGCCAGCGATATGGACGAGGCGGTGATGGATGAGTTGGAGGACGCCATCGTCAGCAAGGCCCTCCAAGACTTGCTCGTACTGCCCAACACGCCATGGCTCGACCGCGAGTTGGCTTCGTACCACGCGAAGCAGTTCCTCGCCCGGGTCATGGAGTACCGGGCACATGCGAACCTTGGCCATATGAGGGCGGCGCTGACGGCGCGCGCCCCACGCTTTGCATAGGAGGTCAGCATGGACGCACGGTTTATGGACACCCGCATCCGGTTGGTGCAGGGCGACACAGGCCCACAGGTGCAGGTTACACTGACCGACGAGGTGACGGGCGACCCGATCAACTTGTCCGGTGCGACGGCGGCGCTGCACTTCCGCTCCGAAGCCACAGGGGTGACCCTGTTCAGCCGGGCGCTGGTTATCCCCGTCTCTACCGCCACGCAGGGACTGGCCACCGTGGTGTGGGGGGCGACTGACCTTGACCAAGACCCCGGCGATTATGAGGGCGAGATCGAGGTCGTGTTGGCGACGGGCGTTCGCCAGACGGTCTACGACACCCTGAAGTTCCGGTTGCGTGAGGACTATGCGTGAAGCTCTATACGGATAACGACCGTATCCGCGCGCTTGTCCGGGCGGTGCGGCTCAAGACTACGACCTCGGTCGCGGCGTTCCGTATGTCTATAGCGGTGCCGTATATCCGCATCAAAGCCGCTACCGGGCGGTTTATCAAACGGTTGGTGGTCAACGACAGCCTGACGGCGTCAACCGAGGGCGGAAGCTATTTCGCCGAGGATTACGTCCAGTTCGGGTACACGATTTCATCGTTTGTGCTGGAGGTGCGAAAGGGCCGCGCTGATGATGTTGGCGTCGTCGACGAGCAGGATGTTACTTCGGCCAAGGATTTGGCTGATGGGGCCGGCGCAGCGGAAACAGTTGCGCGCCGGGCCAACGCTGTTATTATAGACGCGCCAGCCGTCGCGGATAGTGGATCGCTGCGGATGCAGGATTACTGCGCATTCGACTATTTCGCTGAGGGCTATGTCGGGACATCCCTGACTTTCTGAGGAGCCACCAAATGAACCCACGCGATAAGCTCGGCTTGGCAGGCCACCTGACCATAGTGCTCAGAGACGGCAGCGGCAAGCTCAAGGACATGCGGGAAGTGCGGAACCTCGTCGTCAATACGGGCGTAGGTTACATTGCTGGGCGCATGATCGACCCGCCTCCCGCTGCCATGTCCCACATGGCGCTGGGTTCGGGGACGGTTGCGGTGGCTGCGGGCGACACCGACCTCGGTTCGTTACTTGGGGCGAGGAAAGCGTTGGACAGTTCCACGCTGACCGGGACGATTAGCGAAAGCGTTGTCTATTCTGCGACGTTTGACCCCGGTGAGGGTACCGGCGCGGTCACCGAGGCGGGCATTTTTAACGCCTTGTCGGCGGGCACCATGCTCTGCCGCACTGTTTTCCCGGTCGTGAACAAGCAGGCTGCGGACACGCTGCAGATCACGTGGACCATCACTCTGGCAGCTACGTGAGGTGACCCATGACCACGATCACAACCCGCGCAGGTAAGGGGTCGCCACTCACCAACGCCGAGGTGGACGGTAACTTCAACAACCTCAACTCTGACAAGGTTGAGACTTCGGCCATATCTGCGTTTGGTGGTACTCTAATCGACGACGCCGACGCGGCGGCGGCTCGTACGACACTTGGTCTTGGCACCGCCGCTGTTCAGAATGATGACCGGTATGCGCACCGGGCGAACAACCTCTCCGATCTCGCAAGCGCAGCCACGGCGCTGGTCAATCTTGGCCTGACTGCCACGGCGGCGGAATTGAACCTGCTGGACGGGGCACTGGATCACGCCACGGCTGCTTGGGAGGCCGGGACTGCTACCGAGGCAGGCGTTCCATCCCCCGCAGATGTCAAGGCCGCTATTGACGCGCTGGCCGCAGCAAATCTAGCTGCGGTCGATGAAGATATCATACCGGATGCGGACAGCAGCCGCGACATTGGCAGCACGGCAAACCGCTGGGCCGAAGGCTGGTTTGATGAGGTAACGACAACGGACCTATCCGATGGGACTAACTCGGTCCCTACCACTACGGTTATCAATGGCAGCGCGAAAGCTTGGGCAAATTATGATGGAACTGTTCCATCTGTTCGTGACAGTCTTAATCTGTCCTCTCTTACTGATAATGCAACAGGTGACTTCACGGCAAATTATAGCGCAGCCTTTGCCAATGCCAACTACGCTGCTAAAGGCGCAGCTGGTAGGCAGTCGTCAACTTCAACGACTGCCTATTGGAACTTTCCAACGGGCTCTACTCTGGCCTATTCGGTCTCAGCAACAAACTTTATTTCAGGGTACAGCATCGGCACAAGCTCTGGCATGGGCGTCCTTGATTGTTTTATCACTTTATTTTCGGTCGACGGAGACCTCGCATGAGCCATCTCTGGGACCGCCTAGCAGAAGCCAAGAGCCGCCTTGCACCTGTGCAAAGCAAGCACCGTGTGCTATTCGAAGACCCGTCAAATCCAGATGCGGCTGCCGCTGTGCTTGTGCCTGACCCGAATTGGATGGCCGCAGCACTAGAAGGTGGCATCCTGCCGCCCATCGACGCCTATTTGCGCGATCAAGACGTGCCCGATGGCCAGCCCAAGGAACACCCCTACGCTGAACCCATCGGTGCTATGACCGAGGAACAGGCCGTCGAATATCTAATTCAAAAGGACATTCCGCCCGCTGTGTGGCGTGACTATGCAGGCAACAGGTGCATCTTGCGGATCGTCCCGGTTGATATGGTTCCTTCTGATCGAACCTATCGCAACGCATGGCGGATCAATCAAGACAACCCAATCCAGGAGGCCGCATAATATGGTTCAGTCACTTATCAACATCAACGGCGACATCCGCGATGCGGGCTCGCTGACTGTCCCTGCCGACCGCGTGTTTCGTGGCGCTTGGCAATTCAACGGCGCGGCTGTCGAGATCGACATGACCGCTGCGCGTGGCATCCACCGCGACAACCTGCGGGCAGAGCGCGCACCGCGTCTGTCTGCGCTGGACGTTGACTACATGAAGGCGCTGGAAGAAGGCGACACCGCTGCACAGCAAGCCATTGTGTCGGTCAAGCAGGCACTGCGCGATGTGACTGCGGATGCTCGGATCGCTGGCGCTGCCACCCCTGACGCGCTCAAGGCTCTGACGCTCGACGCGCTGCTTGCCTAATAGGAGGCTGGCATGACATCGAAAGCATTTGACCTCGCCCAACTTGGCAACGCCTTCGCGGATGGTTCAACAACGCCTTCATCCCCTTCGACCCCGCCAACACGGACTACGCCGAGTATCTGGAATGGCTGGCCGGGGGCAACGAGCCGCTGCCTGCCGACAAAACGCCGGAGTGATAGATGAACACTGTTGCTGAAGCGCATAAGCGCCTTGATAGAATTGAGCCTAAGCTCGAGCAGATCGACCGGGATGTGACGACACTGAAAACCGAGACGCGTATTCAATTCAAAGAACTGTTCATCCGCATCAAGCGTGTCGAGGCGCTGCTTGTTGCTTCAGCCGGGGCTATCATCTCTATGCTGGTGGCGATCTTGCTAAAGTTAGCATGAAAAATGGACCCAATTACGATCAACGCGATGGAGTCAAACAAATGATCGGAAAACTCATCGAACCTGTAACGAGTCTCTTGGATAAATTCATCGAGGACAAGGACCAGAAAGCGCAGCTTGCGCATGAACTTGCCACGATGGCAGATCGCCACGCGCAGGATTTAGCCCTTGCGCAGATCGAAGTGAACAAGGCAGAGGCTGCATCTGGCTCTTTGTTCAAGGGCGGCTGGCGTCCGGCTGTTGGTTGGATTTGCGCTAGCGCCTTTGCCTACCACTTCGTGCTGCAACCTTTCTTGGTGTTTGTGCTCGTTACCTTCAACGTCACTGGGCTGCACCCAAGTGATCTGCCCCAGTTCGACATGACATCTCTGATGACTGTCCTCATGGGCATGTTGGGCCTCGGTGGTCTGCGCACCTACGAAAAGCAGAAAGGCGTTTCCAAATAAAACTCACCGTCGAACAACTTTCCGCCATGCTGCCCACCAACAAAGAGGTGGCAGAGTGGTGTGACGAACTGAACAAAGCCCTACCCAAGTACGAGATCACCACTTCGCTGCGGGTTGCTGCGTTCATCTCTCAGTGCGCCCACGAGTCACGCGACTTCACTGCACTGGAAGAAAACCTGAACTACTCGCAGCAGGCTCTGGAGCGGGTGTTCGGTCGCTACTTCGGGCCGGGCAAGCGCAACGCTGCTGAATATGCGCGCAATCCCGAAAAGATCGCGAACTACGTCTACATGGATGAGTTCCGCAGCAAGTCGGGTGCGCTGGGTAATACACAGCCGGGTGACGGCTGGCGCTTTCGTGGCCGTGGTCTCAAGCAATTGACCGGGCGTAACAACTATGCTCGCTTTGCCAAGGACTACGACATGACGCCAGAACAGGCGTCCGACTGGATCGAGACCAAGGAGGGCGCACTGGCGTCCGCTCTGTGGTTCTGGAACACGAACAACCTCAACCCTGTTGCCGACACGGGTGCCGTGGCTGCGCTGACCAAGCGTATCAACGGCGGCGACATCGGACTGGCTGACCGCCGTTTGCGGTTTAGTGTGGCAATGCAAGCGTTGATGGGCGAGATTCCCCCCCGGGCGACAGTCACCGAAACGCTGCGTAAGGGTAGCACCGGTGATGCAGTGAAGCGGCTTCAGCGCAAACTAGGCCTCATCGCTGACGGAGCCTTTGGCCCCAATACTGAGGCCAAGGTAAAGGAGTGGCAGGCAGCCGACGGTCTTGTAGCCGATGGTGTTGTTGGGCCGCAGACACTAGCAAAACTCATAGCGCGAGGATAAAGCCATGATGGACAAAAAGAAGAAGCCCATGTCGTACAAAAAAGGTGGTATGGTGTTCAAACCATGCGCCTCTTGCCCTAGCCCGATGAAGTGTCGGGCCGCAGGCAAGTGCGCGAAGAAAGAAGCGGCGAAGAAAAAGAAATAAGAGATGGCAGGGATCAAGCTCCAGAGGTTTCTCGGTAAGGCTCCGCGCATCGCGCCGGAGCTGCTTCCCGATATGGCCGCGCAGGTTGCGACCAACGTCAAGTTGTATTCTGGCGACTTGATCCCTTACCCTCAGCCGGTGGTCGTGGGCAACCACGGGCTGACCGGTGCCGCCCCGGTGACGCTGCACGCTCTCTACAACCCATCGACGGATGAACCGGAGTGGCTTGTGTGGGACAAGGATGTGGACGTTGCCACGCCCGCCGGGTCCGAGAACGTCGAGGAGCAGCGGTTCTACTACACCGGCGACGGCGCTCCCAAGGTCTCCAACTATTTGCTGGCCACGACCGGGGCCGCGCCCTACCCCGTGGATTACTATGACCTCGGCCTACCGCTCCCGACCCAGAAGCCAACGGCTGTAGAGGCTGCGTTCACCACCAAGACGACGGCGACCTATGCCCGGGATGCCGGTGGCCTTGTCACTATGACGACCTCGACCGCGCACGGCCTCAAGACCGGTGCCTTCGTCACAATCAGCGGGTTCACCAACGTCTCGGGGACGTACAGTCAGGCCGGTACCACCATCACCGTGACGATCACCGGTCACGGTCTGGCCATCGGGTCCAAGGTCCTGCTGCGGTTCACTTCGGGTGCAGCAACCGCCAACATCTTCACGGTTGTGACCACGCCAACGGCGGACACCTTCACCGTCACGGCCTCGGTGGCTGCGACCACTAGCGGGAACGTGGACTGGGACATCTCGAACCTGAACGCCACCTCGATCAAGATCACGGTGCTTGATTCGACGACCTTTACCTACACCAGCCCGGGCTTTCAGGTCTCGACCATTTCGAGCGCCGCCGGGCGCGTGGACCTTGCAGGCGATACGCAGGCGCGCAGCTACCTCTACACGTGGTTCACCCCGTGGGAGGAGGAGTCGATTGGTTCCGAGCCGTCGGACGAACTGTTCATCAAGGAAGGGCAGACCGTCACGATCAGCAACCTGCCCACGGCTCGGCCCGCCGGGCAGAACTTCATCCGTGGCATCCGCCTCTACCGCACGCTCTCGACGGTCGCGGATACCGAATACCTGCGGCTTGCCACCCTGTGGTTCCCTATGACGGTGTCGAATGTCACAGGCACCACGGTCACGACAGCTGAACCCCATAATCTCGCGGTGGGCAGCTACTTCAAGATCAGCACCGGCGTCTCCGGCGGCGAGGTCACGGATGTGCTCGATGATTTCCGCTTTGTCTACACCGGTGGTGTCGGCGCGGGTGGCACGGGCGGCACACTCTACCACGATGTCTCGGAGAACCCCGGCACGACGACGCCTCGGTACTGGGGCGACGGGTCGTATGACTTCGTTGACGACTTCAACGTCACCAGCCTACTCAACGCGCTGGTGACGGACGACTACGACCCGCCGCCGGAGGGCCTCAAGGGCCTGACGCTGTACAATAACAACATCCTCGTGGGTTTCGTCGGCAACGAACTCTACTTCTCTGAGCCGGGCCAGTACCACGCATGGCCGCGTGTGTACAAAAAGGAAATCCCGTTCAACATCGTCGGTCTGACCGTGTTCTCAGGCTACCTGCTGGTCGTCACCGAGAGCTACCCGTACCTCGTGGCTGGTAACGACCCTGTCGTACTTACGTTGACCCGTATGCCCGCTATGTACCCATGTCTGAACAAGCGCAGCATCGCCAACATGGGTTCTGGAGTGATGTACGCCACCCATGACGGGCTGGCACTCTACTCGACCACGACCGGTCCGCAGCTTGCGACCCGGCTGCTGTACAACAGCGACACGTGGAACGCCGATCTTGACCCGACCACGCTCATCGGCACGGCGTACAAGGATACCTACCTCGCATGGCACTCGGCAGGCGGTATCAGCTTCGAGCGGGATGATCGCGTCGGCGGCTTCTTCGTGGACCTCGTGACGGCTCAGCAACCCGAGGCGACGTGGTATGACCCGCTCACCAACAACCTATTCTACACCACCGGCACCGACGGTGACGTGTACCTCTGGGATGACCTGACCCAGCCTGCCCAGCCGTTTGAGTGGAAGTCCAAGGTCATTGTCACCCAGAACCCGATCAATATCGGCGCGGCACAGGTCGATGCCGACTACGCTGCGACCTCACCCGTCTGGGACACCGTGACCGACACGTGGGGCACTTCGACTATTCTGTGGAGTGTTGATGGCGGGGTTACATTCAAGCTATGGGTCGATGGCGATCTGGTCCTGACCCAAGAACTGGACAGTCGCAGAGTGTTTCGTCTGCCTCACGGGTACCGTTCGGATACATTCGAGGTAGGTGTAGAAGGTTCTGTGCGGCTGAGGACGGTCCGCATTGCCGAGACACCGACAGGATTGAGGGAAGTCTGATGGCGTTACAACCCAGATACACGGCAGTTCCGGCGGTCCCCCTCGTGGGGATCGAGGAGTGGCAGTCGCAGCTTCTGAATGCGATGAAAGAGAACATCGAGTTGCTGACCGGCACGCGCGGTGAGCCTGATCTGGCCAGCGTGGCCATCAATCGCGCCCGGCTCACCGTGGCTGTTCCGCCTACCCAATCCATGGTGCAGGTGAGCGCGCAGGGGAGCGGCGCTACCATCAGCGGGGCGAACATCCCGATCCTCGAAGATTACGTCCAACTCATCACCGACGTACAGAAGCTCGCCAACGACGTAGCCAACCTGCGGGCGACCGTGGAAGTGCTCATCACGCAACTGAGGGGATAACCATGGCCCGTGCTCCAATGAACAACAACCAGCGTGCCACACAGGCACAACCCTCCCAGCGCGCAGCGCAGCCGACGGCTCTGCCACTCGTGTTGCAGGGGCTTATGGCCGCTGCACCGCAGCCGCCTGTCATGGCCCCGGGCCGTGGTCTTGCTGGCGCAATGCCCTCGCTCGCCGGGGCTATGGCCCCGCAACAGGCCGGGTTCGGACAGGTTCCGTCATATCAAGTTGGCGGGGCTATTGGCCCCGGCGGGCAGCCCATGCGCCCCGCCGGTATGACCATGCCCGGGCAGACAAATCCGCAGGAACCGATCTCGCCGCAGATGATCGAGATGCAAATCCAAGACCTCGCCACCCGCAACCCGCAGGTGCTGGCGCAGATCAGGCAGGCTATCGACGAGGCCGTGATGAGCGGCGAACTGACCCAGCAGGAACTGAACATGATGGTCCAAATGGCCACCACGGTGCTGCGCGATCCGGCGCTCTACCCGCAGGTTCGCCAGTTCGCCATCCAGCAGGGTATCGCCACCGAGCAAGACCTGTCGCCCGAGTACGATCAGGGCCTTATCATCGCCATCCTCATCGCCGCTCGCGCCGCGCAAGCCAGTGTGGGCGGTCAGAACATGATGGCCGGTGGTTCTCCACAGATGGCACAGCAACGCCCGATCCAGTCGCTTGAGAAAGGCGGACGGGTACAGGGTACCGACAGCGAGCCGGTACTTATTGAGGCGCATACAGGCGAATACGTGATCCCCAAGCATATCGTGGATATGAAGGGGCGTGAGTTCTTTGACCGCATGTTGGAACAGTATGTAAAAAACAATGACAAGTGAGATGCACATAAAGCTGCTGGCCCCTGAGGAGGTCGACGACATCTGGCCCAAGCTGGAGCCAATGTTTGAAGCCTCTTGCGAAAGCAACGAGGTCGGTATCTTGGACATCACACCGGATGACATCCACATTCTGGCTGCCGCTGGTGAGTGCGCGATCTTTGTCGGGTCAGAGGAAGAAGAACCCAAGGTAGTCGTAGCGATCCAGTTCAACGAATCGAACGGCCACAAGGGTGCAGATGTCATCGCCATGGGCGGTGAGCGGCTGCTGAAGTTCAAGAACGCCTACTGGGCGTTGATTCTGGACTGGCTGAAAGCCAACGGGTGTGAGTTCTTGGATGCCTACGCAAACGAGCGGCTCGCTAAGGTTTACAGGAGCAAGTTTGGCTTTAACAAATCATGCTCGTATGTCAGAATGACGCTATAGGAGGCAGCGATGTCGAAGGGTGTCAAAAAAGTTCTAGGGGTCGTAGCGGCAGTTGTTGTCCCCTTCGTCGCTCCGGCTATTGCCGGGGCCATCGGTATCTCCAGTGCGCTCGGGCCCGCTGCAGTGGGGGCTGGCCTCGGGGCAGCAGCCGCTGCAGCCACAGGAGGCAACCCTCTACTCGGCGCTGCGCTGGGGGGAGTCGGTACCTTCGCCGCAGGCGGCACTCAACCCCTCGTCGCAGGACAGAAGTCCGTGGGCGGTGGGCTTTTTGGCGGGCCGGGTATGACCACGGGTACTCCGCTGTACCAGCAGGCAGGCTACTTGCAAGGCGGGGCGTCCAGTCTTTTGCCACCGGCAGCCACGGCAACCGGTGCAGGCGCTGGGTATCTGGAGGCAGGCACTGCCGCTGCAGCGGGCGCTGGTCGGAAGGCCCTTCAGTCCGGTATCGCTGCCCTGACTGATCCGGCCACGCTCGCGCGCATCACCTTGCTCGCTGCTACCGGCGATATGACGGGGGTATCGGCAGCCGAGGAAGAACTGGTGAACCTGCGCAAGCAGGAGCTTCAACAGATCGCTGCGACCAACCAAGAACTGTTTGAGCAGCAGGTGCGGGAGGCAAACAACTTCATGCAGATGGCCGCGCAGCAGGCCCCGAACCCGCAACAAGCGTTTGCCGAGACCAAGATCGCCACGGAGCGGCAGCTTGCCGAGCAGACCCGTGGTCTTGATGCGGGCGCGGCGTCCTTGGCCCAGCGCCGGGCAGCCATCCGTGGTACGCAGACAGGTGCAACGGCGGCAGCAGCCGAGGAAGCCCGTGGTCGTGGGGCCCAGACCTCGCTGATGGAGGCGGGCCTGCGGTTGCTTCCGACTTCTGCCCCGGAGCGTTATGCCGGGCTGGCGCTTCCGATGTATGAAGACCTCGCCGAGCGTGGCCGCCAAGCCCGGGCCGATCTGGTCTATGGCGTGACACGCGCTGCACCCAACCTGTTCGGCGGCATTGCGTAAAGGAAAGAACCATGGCGTTGACTGTAGCGAATGTCGGACGGGGCAACTACGTCCTTGGTGGTCTTGGGCGTGTTGGAGGTCCGAGCGCGGCAGAAGCCATGGACCTCGCCCAGCAGCGCGAACAAGAGTTCCGGAACGCCCAGCGTACGGCCCGCGAGACTGAACAGCGTATGGCGTTGGCACAGGCACAAGAGGCACGGACGCAACAGGAGTTCGAGGCGCAGCGGGCCGCCCGCGCAGCGGCACAGGCCCGGGCGGGGCAGCAGCGCGCTGCTTTTGAGGCGTATACTCGCGCGGCTACCGCAGGCCCGGCCCCGACGACGGCGGGCGTACGGCGTCCTGTCGACAACTTCGTCACCCCGACGGCGGAGAACCCCTTCCCGCTGTTACCGACCCGGACTGGTGTCGGTGTTCCGCTGAATGTGGAGCCGCCTGCCGGAGTGCGCGTCGGTGCCCCCCGTGGGCGGGACCGGGTCGAGTCGCCCGTCCAAGGGCCGCCTGTACCGCCCGCGCGGAGGTCGGTTATCATACCGGAGCTTGGGTTCCCCGCCCCGCCGGGCGCTGGGGTACAGTTCCCATCGGTGTTCAACCAAGGCGGTACAGCCGCGCTTGCGGGTGGCGGGGGTGCAGATACACTTGCGGGCGGCGGAGGTACAGATACACCCACTGGTCCGGCAGCTGTACCCGCAGGCCAACCTGCTCGGGCCGAGTTCGGCGGCGTTGCGTTTGACGTGTACCCTGACGGGCGGATCGTTAACACACTAACCAACACGGAACTCCCCATGACTGGGGAGTTTGATGCGCTTCGGTCTGTTCTTACCCAGCAGGTTGGTATGAGTCCTGCGGGCGTTGATTCGCGGGCCGCTGCAGCCCAGACGTTCGGGGAGAGCGTCCGCAGTGGGGTTGGCGGTGCACTTGACCGGTATGCAGGTGTGCTGAGTGCTGCGGGCACAGGGTTGTACGGGCTTTACAGCGATGTACTTGGACCGGTTGCTGCCACCGTGGGCGCGACAGACCTTGCGGCTGCGCTCGAACGGCAGTCTGACATTGCATATAACGTTGCGCTCACCAATCTTCGCCAAGGGCTTTCGGCGACGGCGGGGCTTTCCGCTGCTGACTTCGACATGGAGCCTGAGACGTTCCGCGCTGCAGTGCGGCAGGCTGAAGCAGCATTCGAGGCAGAAGAACCGGCGGAGCGCACCGGACAAGACCCGTTCATCGTGGAGGAAGAGACCCCCACTGGTCCTATCGCTGGGCTAAGCCCGGCGGGTGCGACGAATCCCGTGGCGGCCACAGAAGCTGCAGCAGCGGCAGCGCCGGACCAAGACCCCAGTGCGTACTTTATGTCGAACCCTAACCTCGTGCTCGATCTGCAAGAGCAGTTGGCCCGGGAGCGGCAAGTCCTTGAGGCCCGGCTTCAGTACGCCCAACAGACCGGAAACATGGCCCTGTTTGACCAAACGTTCGACGCCCTGAACAGTAAAGAGCGTGTAATAAACGAGAACATGATTACTGGGCAGATCGCTATTCTGGCTGCGCAGCAGGACAACTTCGGCCCGCTGCAGGAGTTTATGCAGCGTGCGTATCCAAACGATGACGTTCAGGTCATCCCATATACCAACGGGACTGTGTCTTTCTTCGTCAACGGTCAAGAAGATGGCGCGCCTACGCGGACGGCAGACTTGTTGGATGGTCTAGCGCGGACGTTCAACACTGAGTACCGCGAGGCGCTCGCTACTGCAGCGCAGACAGCGGCAGAGCGGGAAACCTTCCTGTTTGAAAACGCAGTTCTCCAGCAGCTGCAAGCTGCCCGTGAGATCAGCGTTGCGCAAGCGCGGATTTTGGCAGAACTTGAGGCGACCTACGGCGAAGTTACACCTGTTGGCGATCTGGCATCCGGTGATAAACTGTTCCAGACGTTTGTTCCCGAACGCGGGTTTGTGCAGTTCCGCATTGTGGAAGCCGGGGAACCGTTGCTGAACGGTAAACCGGCAGCGGCGGCGACGGTCGAGGAAATACCGCCGGGGACTTTGAGGTAAGCCATGGCAGACCGTATACTGAGTTCTGGGGCGTCGGTAGCGCAGGCGCTGGGTGTCAGGCCACCGGCGCGGCAAACCCTTACCACCGGGCTGGCCGACCTCGAGGTTGAGAAGCAGGCCGCACTGGACCGCATCGCCGGTCTGGGCGCGGCGTCTGCGCCTCGTCTGCGCCCACCTCCCGGGTCTGCCATGCAGCCCGGCTCCGACATCTACTACAGCCCTACCACTGACCGGTATGTCGCTGGCGGTATGGAGTTCGGTAGCACCGAGTACGACACGGCGCTGCGTGCCATGCAGAACCTTCAAGCACCGACGGCTGCGCCCGGCGGTGATTTCCAGCGCATCGCGCCCAGTACGTTCCAAGCCTATGTCGACTCCATCTCCGAGGGCCGTGGGTTCTTGGGCAATGTCGGCATGGGCTTCCGCGATGTCGGTGAGGGGGTTGTCGGCGGTGTAGGCCGTGGGCTTCAGATGCTGGGTGCTGAAGGTGCCGGTCAGGCGCTTGTCACCGCTGGTGAGTTCCTCGGTCCGACCGCTGCTGACGAAGCACGGGACGCAGCTATCCGCGCGCAGCAAGGACTTGGGCAGCAGATTCTTACTGCTGCTGCGCGTTCGATCCCGACCGTCGGCCTTGCCATTGCAGGCGGTGTGAGCGGCGGTGCCCTTGCCGCTGGTGGTCTTCGTGCAGCCGCCGCTGGCGGGACTGCAGTCCGCGCTGGACAGCTTGCCGGTGTCTCCACCACGATCTTCCCGATGGAAGTCCAGTCGTCCTACACTGCAGCACAGCAGGGCGGCTATGATGTAAATGACCCCGAAGTTCAGGCAGACATCTGGGCTACTGCCGCCACGAAGACCATCGCGCAGACACTGCCGGAAGCATTCCTTGCCGGGGCCTTCAGCCGCGCATTCGGCACGGCGTTGCGTGACGCCGGTAAGCGCACACTGCGCAACACAGTTGGTCCCATCGTGGGTGTCGGTAGTGCCGAAGCCGCCGCTGAAACTTTTGCCACACTGGCCGACCGGGTGATGTTCGACCCGGAACTCCGTGCGCAGTTTAATGAACGCGACTGGGCAGCCCTCGCTCCGCTTATCGTCGCCAAGTACGGTGAAGAAGGACTCGTCGCTGCAGGTGCAGGCTTCCTGCTGGGCGGTGGTTTCCGCGCAGCTGTCATGCCGTTCGAAGGTGGCCGCGCACCGGGCGAAACGCCCCCGCCCAAGCGCGACCTCACGGGTACAGGCGAGACGGATGTCCTGAACCCGCAGGGCGAACTGTTCCCCGGCCAACAACTCGGTACCGCCCCCAGTGGCCCGTCTACCGACGGGTTTACTATACCGTCGCAACAGCCCGGGTTCCAGATGGAACTGCCGTTTGCTCAGCCCGTGGCTGCGCAGCCTGCTCCTGAGGTACAGATGGAACTGCCGCTCGAAGCAGCACCCGGCACGCAGGGCGATCTGTTTGGTGCCACGCCGCCGTTCCCGCAGGCCGCTCCGAGTCAGGTGGAGATGTTCTCCGGCCAAGACCTTGGAACTATGCCGCCTGTGGCACCTGCTGCACCTGTGCAGCAAGAGATGTTCTCCGGCCAGCCGCTGGGTGTCGCGCCTGATCCACGGCAGATGGACCTGTTCGCACAGCCCGAGCCAACTCCCCCCAACGTACCGGGGGCTCCGCCCGCACCGCCTGCACCGTTCCAACTCGCACCGGACATGCGGGTACGTGAGCCCCAAGGGCCTGTCCAACCGCTGCAGCTTACGCCCCAGCAGCAGGTGAACATCCAAGAAACACGTGCCGCCGAGCGGCAGGCCGGAGTCGAGGCGTGGAATCGCGTCATTGACAACGCGCAGGCGGTAGCGGCTGCTCGCGCAAGGGGGCGGCGTGATCTTCTCCGGGAGAGAAACGCTACGCTCGCCGCGCGCCGTGGTGCCGCTGCTGATGCCGACGTGGAAGCGCGAGCAGCGCAGAGTGCAGCCGAGCGCCGCCTTACTGCACGTGGACGGCAAGAAGCGACAGCAGCCCAAGGTGCTGCAGCTGATACAAGGATCACAGCGGAACTAGCCACCCGTGGTACCCCCGCAGCCCGGCTTATGTATGGCAACCTGATGCGTGCTGAGCAGCGGGTCACAGCCGCCGACCAAGCCTTCCGTGCTGCACGGGCTTCCGGTGATCCCATCCGCCAGCAGCAGGCTGGTGCGGAACTCACCGCCGCGCAAGCGGCGCTTACCAGTCTGCGGGCACGCAACGAGGGCGAGCTGATGACCGCACCGGTCACAACTGAGCCGCCGGAGGTTGCGCCTACATCCGATGTTGTATCCGAAACCGTTGTGGGGCCTGAGGGACTTACCCTCCTGCATGGGGGAAGACCCGGTCTTACGCTTGATCGTGTACAAATCGTCCGTCAGGCGGGGGCGACAAGGCAGGGGAAAAAGGGGCGCGTATTCGGCGGGCTGTATACTACCACCGAGGCAGCCGAGGCTGAGGCGCGGGGGTACGCTGGTGAAGACGGCGTACTGTACGACATCCGCATCGCGCCGGGCACTAGGGTAGCGCGGCGAGGCGGTGATATTACGCGCCTATCTAAGGATGTCATCGACCGGTATGTGGCCGATGGTTACGGTGTCGTGGTTGGAACAGACCCGCGCGGTCGTACTGAGCACGTCGTGGTTGATAAGGCCGCTATTGAGAGCGTCACACCCCGCTCTGCACCGCCAACTACGCCGCAGGAGGGAGCCGCCAAAAAACGCGAGCGGCAAAAGAAAAGTGCTGCGACTGTTAAGAAAGGGAAGCCCGATGCCGATGAAAAGTCAGGCCCAGCGCCGCGCGCTCCACGCCAAGGACCCGAAGCTGGCCAAAGAGTTCGAGGCGAAGACACCCAAGGGCAAGAAGCTGCCGGAGCGCGTGGCCCAGACATCTTCGGGCAGACGGAAGAAGCCCCGCGCAAAAGGGTAACGCCCGCGCCCGGACCCAGAAAGACAGTGGCTCAGCAGAGAGACGCAGAGTTGGCCGAGGTGCTGGCTGACCGGATTATCGGTGTGGGGCGCACCCGCGCACCGGTGGCTGCTGCCCCTGAGGCCCGTGATGCAGCCGCACGCGCAGCGATGGAGGAGCGTGTCGATGCGTTGACGGACGGTCAGCTTTTTAGGTTGCAGGATGCGCTCGAAGCTGCGCCGGAGAAATACACGGACATTGACCGTGCCATTGAGCTGGACCCTGACCTCGTCACTGAACTTCTGAACGAGATCGAAACGGCAACACGCACAGAGATTGAAGCCGCAGCGCAGCGTGAAGCTGAAGCTGTGCCTGAACCCGTGATCGACGAGACAGCCGATCTTGCCCCCCAGCTGTGGGATGACATTCGCTTTAGCCGCGCCGATCGGCCCGGTCTACCGACGTTTGACAGTCTCCCTGAAGCGCAGCAGGACGAGTGGATCGCTGCTGTCGAGGCTGGCAAGTTCGCCAAGAACAAAGGCAACCCGCCTTCGCCGGAAGCGTTTGCCAAGTGGCGCGAGGCTGGACTTCGGGTTGCACCGGACGAGGACCCGGTACGGACATTCTCCCAGTTGGTCGACGCTGCAGCAGAAGCACGGCGCAACACCGGCGACCTCACAGACGCATTCGACAATATCCAAGACATGGAGAAAAAAATCGCCGGGGCAAAGCGCCGGAAGTCCATGAGCCAAGAGGAGGTCGACGCCGGTGTCGACCTGCTGGTAATTGCCAACGACCCCCAGATGCCCATGGAGATGCGCAACCTCGCGACCCAGTCGCTTGAGGCACAGGTAAACCCGGCGCAGTATGCTGAGCTTGTTAAGGTTTACCAGCTTCGGTCCGAGCTGGAGCGGCTCAATGGCGGTACGGTGGACCCGGTCGCGCAGGCATCGGCTGAGCTGGCTGATATCATTACCGGGTATAACGCTGACCCGCTGAACACGACGCTCAATGAGAGCCGGTTCGTCTCGCTGATGCGCACGATCAGCGAAGGCGGGCGCGAGAACACCCAAGCGGTGCAGCTTCTGGATTACGCGCGCAGCGCCACCGATCTGCGGCCTAACATGAAGGCCGGTAAGATCGCGCCGCGCCCCCGTGGGCTGGCTGCAGCCACGTCGCTGGAGAACTACAACACGCTAGAGGGTATGGTATATCCAGACGGCAGAGACGTGCGCCCGATGCCCGCTGGCAAGCTGCGCTTGGCAGTGAGCGCGTTTGTCCGCAAGCTGAAGGTAAGACCGAAGGTCCACGTCTTCGCCAACCAAGCAGACCTCAAGCGCAAGGACCCTGCACTCTACGAGCGCGCCGTGGCTGCACGTCCGCAGGGCGACTTCGACACCGTCGCAGCCTCCGGCTACTTCTTTGGCGACAACGACATCATCATCTTCTCGGACCGCATCGCGAACTCCGGCCACCTCAACACCGTCTTGGCGCATGAAACCATGGGGCACTTCGGTCTGCGCGCCATCATTGGGGAGGCGCGGTTCAACCAAGTCATGGAAGGGCTGTACAGCCGTAGCCCCCGTGAAGCCAAGGAGCTGATCGACCGCGCCGTGGCAGCCCGTGGTATGTCCCGTGCCGAGGCCACCGAGGAGTACCTGTCCGACTATGCTGCGCGCATCGAGACGAGCCTGCTTCGCCGCTGGTGGGCGGCTATCAAGGATGCCCTCAACGCGCTGGGGCTTCGCTTCAATGATGACGACGCCCGCTACCTCATGGCGCAGGCACGCCGGTATGTGAAGAACGGCGATACCTCCTCGTTCTTCGATGCACACGTGATGGCGCTGCAAAACCACGCTATGGCCAACGGCTCGGTACCAAACGGGACTGGCCGGTTCTCGCAGGCGAACCAGTCCACAGACCTGTTCGACATACTCAAAGTTATAGAGAGCCCGGACTTCGCTAGACCGCGCACGTTTGACGGCGCGCTCGATGGACTGGATGGCGCACTGGGTGTGGCCAAGCGCCTGACCGGTAACGCTACCGATATTTTTGACGCTGTGAAGAAGTCCGTGTTCTCCCCCACTGTGTGGCGCGGCATTCGCAACGAAGGCTTCCAAGAGGGTATTCGCCTCCTCAAGAAGCGGTATGATATCGCCCGCCGGGAGATCGCTGCTGCGGAACAACTCCGCAGTCTGGCTTTGAACCCCCAAGCAAACATCGGCGGGTTCAAGTTCGGAGCTGGTCTGGACGCCGAAGGGCGTGAGCGGTCTGGTTTTGCGATGAAGATGAACCGTATCGGGCACTCGTTCCAGTACAAACCGAAGCGCAAGCCCCCCAGCATATTCGCCTACAACCCGACGACCGACACATACCAGCTCGTGAGAGACAAGGACGGTGTACTGATCGCTGATAAACTCAAGCAGTCTGGTCGGTATACACGGGAGCAATTCGCGGAAGGTGTCACCATCCGCTATGAGACTACCGAGAACATGACGGAAGCAGAGCGCACGCGCCTGCGCGCTGAGCGCGATACGGAACTGGCCAAGATACCGAAGGACAACACAACTGCACGCAAGCGCGTGGAGCGTAGCTACGAGGCGCGTATAAAAGACAACTCGTATCCAGTTGTGCGGTCGCGCACGGTCAAGCATACGTTTACCGACAAAGAGTGGGCGGCGTACAACCAAGAGCTGGACTCCATCGCCGCCATTACTGTCAAGTGGTTGGAGAGCCACCTGACCCGGTACAACCAAGAGACCACCAGCACGTACCGCAAGATTGCCTCGGTCATGAGCGCACCCATGACACCGGGCGACCGTAAGATGATCGACCGGTTCGTGCAGCGGTTCAACGAGATCATGGTAGAGAACGTCGAGGTTGACCAAAACGGTCAACGTATCGCTTCGTCCATCGACGTTAAACGCGCAGACGCGTTCGCACTGAATATGAACGCGGCGCTGCTGGGTACGGGGACGGACCGCATCGACGCCCTGTTCACACCGGACAAGGACGGCAAAACATTCATGCCGACATCTGAGCGCGCTGAGATCACAGCAGCGCTCAAGGACTTCAAGACGCGGTACGATCCCCCCGAGGCTACGCCCGGTCGCCCACGTGGGCCGGAGAGCTTCGTCGTTCAGGCCGAGGTGCGGTCGCTGGCAAACCAGCTTATGCTGCGCCAAGACGCAGAGACCCGGGCCGTCCAGACGCTGGAGACGGGCTACGTACCCTTCGCCCGTAAGGGTAATGTCCAAGTCCGGGTGGCTGCCATCGGAGCCAACGGGCGGGAGTACACGATCTCTGACCGGTACCGTAAGACCCTGCCGTACTTCCTCGCCGAGACCAGTTCGGAGGCGGACGGCATCAGGAACATGGTCAACGAACTGCTGCGCCCGAACGCCAACGCAACGCACATGATCGAGGTGTTCGATCCCGAGGCCAACAACCGCCTTGGCGGAAACGTCCTGATGGAAGTCCAGCTGGTGGCGAAGAAAGAGGCTGCACTCACAGCACCGGCAGCGGACCCTGAACTGAACCTCAACGAAAGCCTGCGCTTCCTACGCCGGTTCAATATCAACCTCGACCCCGTGCGGTCGGAGCAGATCATTCGTGCCTTCGTTACGCAGAACGACAGTATGCTTACGAGGCAGTTCAAAGCGGAGTTCACCCCGGGTTCGGAGAACGATCTGACATCGGTGATCTCGCAGCACATCGAATCCCGCGCCTCAACAATTGCCCGCAACAGCACTTCCGTGGAGTTGGGCAACCTGCTCGACCGCAGCCAAAGCAGTTCGCGCCTCAAGTGGAGCGGGGACCCCGTAGAGTATAATCGTCTCAAGGCTGAGATGGAGCGGGTGCAGGCCGATCCAGCTGCAACCGAGGATGCGAAGGACTTGGCGCGGCGGCGGTTCGATGAGTACCATAGCTGGTTCGTTACCAATGATTCGCAAGGTAATGCGAACAAGTACTACAGCGAGCTCCGCAAAGCCGTGGACTTCCTCGACCAGCAGAAGAATGTTCTGGAAACCGATCTGGCAGCCAGCAAGACTGTCTCGGCCATCCAGATGTGGACATCTGTCAGCTTCCTTATGGCGTCCATCGCCGCTGGTGGCTTGAACCTCGTCGGTATGCAGACCAACGTGCTCCCTGCGCTGGTATCCTACAACCCTAAGAACGGCTTCGGCGGCGGCTTCGGCATTAAGGGCGCCACTGAACTGTACCGGTCCATCAGGATCGCAGGTCTGGGCGGGAAGTTCGACACGTCCGCATACTGGAGCGGTTTGTCTGACGCAGAGCTTCAGCAGAAGGGGATCACCCGGGCGGCGGCGGACTTCATGGCCAAAGGTATTGATGGTGGATTCCTCCAAGCTGCGCAGACCAACGCGCTCATGGGTACGAGCCGGGGCCGGATGCGCAGCGGGCTGGTGAACAAGGGTATCATGGCCGCCATGCTTCCGTTCAACTGGACGGAGCAAGCCTCGCGCCGCGCATCCGCCTTGGCCGCGTTTAACCTTGAGTACGACAGGCAGATCGCTGCGGGGGTGGACCCCCAGAAGGCAGCCGAGACCGCCGAGCGTTTTGCCGAGGACCTCGTGGACTTCACGCTGGGGAATTATACGACCATGGGGCGGCCTACGCTGTTCCGTGGCGGACCGCAGCAGTTCCTCTTTATGTTCAAGATGTTTGTGGTAAACAGCGCGGCGCTGCTAGGCAACCTGTCGTGGGGTGGTAAGGCCATCATGCTGGGCAGCCTGCTCCTGCTCAGTGGTCTGCGCGGTGTGCCCTTTGCGGAAGACATGGAAGACATTGTCGATACGCTAGCGCAGAAGCTGGGCATTCCGATGGGCAGCGTGCGGGCCGAGATGATTAAGCTGGGCGACTGGCTGTACCCCGGCCTCGGTAAGATGCTGGTCTCCGGGGCGATCAACGAGGTTCTCGGCGGCACGGACTTCGGTGCGCGCACCTCGCTCGGGAACATCCTTCCCGGCAGCTCCATCTTCCTCGCCGG